CCCTAGATTACTTCCTCTCGAAAGTAACACCCTGTCTTTCTACTTAGACAGGGGCCCAGCGCTCCTTCAATGCGAGGGAAGCGCGCCTCACGCTAACACGGAGATGCTCGGTATCAACGGCTTTACTACCGATGATATCAAAACATTTTCGCAAAGCAGCAAACCCGTCGAGAGGGTCCGATACTTTTCGGGCAGACGGGACCATACCACGGTACTCAAACCGGTGCAGGCCTCGGTTCCACCTTTGGACTGAGTACCCTTCGCTGAAAGAGACCCAACCCACGAAAGGAGCACCATCACGAATATGAGGCAGCTTGCGCCGCACGACGGTCTCTACGACCGCACGCACGGCTCTTGCCGCCCCCCACAAGCCCGCCATATAGAACTGGTTGGCCATGGATACCCATGATACTACTCCCTCTGCGTCACGCCTGTTTGCAGGACAATCGCGCCGACAATAGACCGGGGTAACCCGATCGCCGGCGTAGGCGTCCTCTCCACAAGACTCCCTGAACTTTCCAGTCCAGAACGACTTGTGTTGGTTTACTTGGAAATTAACACTCTCCAAGTATTCACAAACAGTAGGTGCCTCGTGCGACGGGACGAGAATATCGTCACCGTACACGTAAATATCACGGCCGTACTCACGTACTGACCGCGATGTGATGGCACGACCTGCAGCCTTAATCCGAGCCGCAACGCTGGCCACATAGAAAGCCAGCGCCTCAACCGGGAAGCAAACTGCAGAGCCCATTGACGCATACTTCCGAAGGGGAATAACAACCCCGCTAGGAAGCTGAGCACGCTCAGACCGAACACTCTCCATGATCTCCAAAGTTTGAGGAGACACACTAAAGAGGTCGCGAACATGTTCTAAAGTCACCAAGTCACTCGCGTTCTTCATGTCAATGGTCGCAAAACGACCACTAGCACTGGAAGCACGAGCCAACCGCTGATTAACCGTTTGATCGGCGAAGTTGATCCGACCACCCGTAATCTCGGACTGTTCTATCAGCCCGACGAGCCACTTCCGTACAGCTTGCTGAGCAAACTGCATGGGCTGTGATTCCACAGCAATGACCCGTGGCGACTTCAACGTCTTAGGAACGAACGTTACCTTTACAGGTGGCTCGTCCTCGGGCGGAACAAGTTTTACGCAAGGCACACCACTATCAACCCCCATTAAGGAGTCAATCGCAGCCGAATAGCTCCCTGTAGCATATTCATGCCAGGGAAGGAACCACTCATGCCTCTCGTACCAGGAATCGAACACCCACTTCTGGTTATTCACCTTCCGTGTGGTATTCACTCCTGGACCATGCTGTGGGCTCAGGTCCCCCGGCATCCCGTAATCACAGGACTTAAGGAGATCACTTACCACTATCGCCGCAACCCTCCGGAAAATATCCCGGTCAGGCGAGTCGCGATACATAGCACACTTGCTCTCGGTCTCGACGAACGCTACCTCGGCAGCCTGCACTCTTTCCGTAGTACACGGGCGGAGCACTTTCTTATGCAGCAGACAAACCTGCCTAACCGCATAAATATAGACCGAAGCAACGTCATCAAGTAGCCGTCCATCACTGTCGAAGATATGACTGAGGAAACCCGAAAAGAGTCTCGGGAGCCCTCCTTTCCGCGCCGTTTTCGCAAACGACGTGAAAAGTTGATAGTCAACCTGCCCCGAGTCAAGCGCTCTCTCGAACGCCTGGCAGAAGGTAGGAAGAGTGATAGTCAGAAAACTATCACCCTCAGCTTCGACGCGGGCCATGATCGTCTTTAGATCACGGTCCACTGGGACACCGCATAATTGCCCGACAGATGTCAGGACTTGTCCTGTTAGCCAACTCAAGCTTTTCATACTACCTCCTAAGTCGGGGGTTGGTATCTTGAGCTCATGCTGGCCAACAGCTCTGAGATGACCTCTTTAGGTTAGGGTAATACCCCTAGCCCGGTGTCATCCTGAAATCGGCGTCCAAAACCGACTCAGGTCTCGCCGGAGATCACCTTCGAGATGTTGGTACCGGTCGCAAGCCAATCTTTCAACGCGGTAACGAGGTATGTCGTCTCGGTGTCGGTGATATTCTTCATCGACGGCTGGTCAATGACCAGGTAGGCGGAGACGGAGGCCACGACGGAATTCGCGGGCACGAGCAGGTCAGTTACGACCTTACTCATGTCAATACGAACCGACGTACGGTTCCTCGTTTTGTACTGATGGGACACGGTCAGACTAAACGTCTGCCCACTACCGTCAGTGACACGGTACACGGACGAATCCGTGCCGCGCGAAATCGCAACAAGCGACTTCGCAACCGCATTGTAGGTAATCGACTGTGGATCAGCAAGCATGAGAAGGCTCCATAATAAGAACAATGGCTAAGTACGCCGGTTAAAAACGACTCTTGGATATACCAAGAGCAGCGAGGATGGACATACGATACGCACTGAGCGAACCGTACGTCACCCCAAACCCGTAAGGCGAAGCGTATGCGCGGAGCCGCGATTCCCACCCATAGGTGCGGGTCGCGGTGACGTCGCCACTATCCCCAATATCCCCTGGTAATGACCAGTTCTGCTTGGGCCATGTGGCTTGCGCCGTTACAACTGTCAGACGACGTGTTGTCGTCATGATGAAGCTGTAATCCGCTACGAGGTTGTCGACCGCATTCGCGGAGACGTTACTAACAACATCCCCGAAATTAGTAAACCAGCCGGCCAACCATGTCCACGGGAAGACCTCATACAGCAACGAAGGCGTCGGTAAGGCGCCGTACATTGCTAACTTGACCCTCGGGGACATCCGTCCTTCGATCATTTCTGGTATGTAGTATCGGAACTTTCCGACGAACCAGGAATGCTCATAGTCAGTTACAGAGGTGATTAGCCGGCCTTTTGCGCCGGTCAGAGCACCCCCTATACTGATGCCTGAGTCACCAGCTAAGAAACACGCGAGCTGATTGCCCACGATTGGCGTCTCCGTGTTGGTGGTCGAGGACGATTCAGAAACTTCTCTCCTTCGGTGAACTCCCTCTCTTTGTCGCTTGTAGAGGTCGGCTAGATGTTTGTCTAGCCGTTCATGAAGCTTGATTACTTCATGGAGGTCTTCTACAAACGGTTTCCAGCCAAAGACGACGTTGAGGTACTCATTCCCCAGCGCCGACATCTTCTTGGCGAAAGCCGCGGCAGCCATAATAGCGGCCGGGTGACCGGAACGCAAGAGAGCTCTACCTGGTGCACGAGGAAGATCACGCAATTCAACTACCCACTGGCCAGCTTTTGCCAGCGGATTGCCTGGTCTCGCTTTCCTCCAACCTGTACTCCCCTTAGTCCACGCAGTTGCGCGGGCCGAGGTCCACGACGGGGCTGTAGTAGCCTTCGTAATGTCAAACGGAGCACGGGGTGTACCCAGGGGAACAACAGGGCCTTTATACCCTTGACCATTCCGCCAAAGCCTAACTTGGCCCGGGAAGAACATATCAAAAGTATGGGTGGCATAAAAACCACCACCGGAAATCCAGTGGTCATTCTTACGTCTGTTGTTCTGAGAGATGAGAAGCCGATCAACGCGCGCGCCATAAACCGTTGTTGCCGTCCCTAATCGGAACTGCCATGACGAGACGCGTTCGCTGACCATTCTACAACTCCTGTACGGGTTACGCAGCGAAATTGCTGCGTGGGGACTGCGGTGTCCTGCAGTTGGAGAGGGGGTTCCCCC